TTCTATTGATCAGCTTGAAAGAACCCGCTTGCAAGTAGAAAGCGTTATCAATTCTGTCCCTAACGTGAATCAAAGAAACGTGTTGAGGTTAAGGTACATAAGCGGAAAAACTTGGGAGCAAATCGCGGTAGATCTGGATTTTTCTTATCAATGGGTTTGTGAACTGCATGGACGGGCACTCCAAAATATTTCTCCGATAGTTGATAGAAGTTGATATTCAACCTATGATATCATTAAACTAAAGAAAGTTTATGTAATACGACCTCCAAACAGCCGTAGCGCGGACGGTAATAATATCCGCGCTATATTTCTGGCAGGACAAGCGGTTAAGTCGCAGGCCTCCTCTTGCGCCAGGAACCAATTAGAACCCGTCACGCCTCTCAACGATGCGTACCATGACGCACAGATACCAAAAAGTCCTAGGCTTTTCATGTTTCCGTGGTCTACCTGAGCACAGGCGTGGCGGAGACACACACTTAACAGGTGTCTTACGAATTCTTCCCATCTATCCGGGAATCGATAGTAGTTTGATGCCTAGACTCATGTTGATCCTGTTGGTTGTGTTCGCGCTTGCGTGGCTAGTTCATCACTCAGCTGCTATCTCTGCGAAAAACCTATCGGCGCGCGACGAGGCTCTGCGGACGCAGGATCATTTAAACTTAAGGCCCGCTATGAAGCGATTTCCTTTGTGGATATACAGACGCAGACAACAAAAGAAATAGGCAGAGGATTATTCCCCTGCCTTTTCGATATACTCCGCAATGAATTTTTTAATTTCGGTAGTCGGCTTTGTTCCGTTCTTTTCACACGCGGCCCGGAAAGCTTCCAGAACCTCCGGGCGCAAGTCTAACGGGAAACGGACATAATTTTTCCTCATATATGCCTGTTGAATCTCACTTTTGCTTTTTGCCACGCTTAAACACCTCCACAATGTCCCATACAAACACAATTAAAGTCAATCCTATTGCAAACCAGGTAAGCCAATTAAACCCATGCTGGACAGCATAAATAATATTGGCGGCGGTCAGCAGATACAGCGGCGAGTTCCTTAATAGTTTCTTCTTGCTCATATCAATTCAATGGGGTATAATAAGGGTGGAGTTCGGGGAGCTTTCGCTCCCCTCCCTCTTAGCCCTTAGAGATTGTGTAGATTACCAAGGCGACATTTGCGAGACCTGCGAGAATCTCAACTATTGTCTTGATATCTTCCACATTCTTTGAGGGCTTTTTCTTTTTCCCCACTGGACTTTTCACCTCCTTTCCTTTGATTATATTATACACCTACGTACGTAGAATGTCAAGCATTTTGACAAATAAATTTTAAATATTTTTCAGCCCTTTGCCATTTGGCGGAGGGCTTTTTTGATACCCAAAAACAGGAAGTGATTTTTATGTACTGTCCAAGAGATGGAAGGTGTGTTTTTGACGGCTACAAGACGGCGGGAAAGCATATTTGCGCCTTGCCTAGATGTCAATATCCCCGTGAACTAAAACAGGCCTTACAGAACCGTATAGTCAATATTTTAAGACAGCCACAGGGCAGAACCAGGCGGGCGCGGGAGCTTGAAATTCTCAGAAATGAAATTGTTAAATTAAATTTGTAAAGCGGTGGTGGTATGGCGACAAAGTCGAACGAATTAAATCTAACAAGCAAGCAAAGAAAACTTGCGGAATTATTAGCAAATCCGGACTTCACCGGGAGCATCACAGAGTTATGCCGGGAATGCGGTGTAGCCCGTTCCACTTATTACAAATGGCTGGATAAGCCGGAGTTTACCCAATATGTGGACAGCCTGATTTCTAAATTTACAAGCAGCGAGCTTTCAACGGTTTGGAAAGCCTTGATCCGGCGCTGTTCTATCGGAGATGTTCAAGCAATCAAGCTGTATTTTGAAATGCGAAGGGAATTATCCTCAAAAGACGAAAGCGGGGTTCAGATCATTGACGACATCTAAATTATCCGGCATTGTCTCCCCCGCTTTTTACGACGTTCACCGGCAGATCAGAATGGGCCGCATTGACGAAGCGGTACTAGAGGGCGGCAGAGGCTCCACAAAATCCAGCTTCGCGTCAGTTGAACTGGTTCTGCTGCTTATAAGGCACCCCGACTGCCACGCCGTGGTGATGCGCCAGGTTGCAAACACGCTGCGGACCAGCGTTTACGCACAAATATGCTGGGCCGTTACTGCTTTGGGATTAACTCAGAAATTCAAATGCACCGTTTCCCCAATGGAATGTACTTACCTTCCTACTGGGCAAAAGATCATGTTTTTCGGCATGGACGACCCGGGAAAAATAAAATCCATCAAAGTGCCGTTCGGATATATTGGAATGGCCTGGTTTGAAGAGCTTGACCAATTCGGAGGCCCTGAGGTAATCAGAAATGTGGAACAGTCGCTTTTGCGCGGAGGTTCCTTTTCTTTTACCCTGAAATCCTTTAACCCTCCCTCCTCTGCCCGAAACTGGGCCAACCGGTATGTAAAGGAACGGCGGGACAGCCAGTTGATTCATCACAGCACCTATTTGACAACGCCTAAGGAATGGCTTGGACCCAGATTCCTTGCGGACGCGGAACGGCTCAAAGCAAAAAGCGAAACCTCCTACCGTCATGAGTATCTGGGAGAGGTTGTCGGCAGCGGAACCCAGGTATTTGAAAACCTGAAATTGGAACCGATTCCGGACGAAATGGTCCGTTCCTTTGACCGCAGGCTCCACGGGGTAGACTGGGGCTATTATCCAGACCCCTGGGCGTACAACGGAATGCAGTATGACGCGGCCAGGAAAACCCTGTATATTTTTGACGAGGCAACCGCCAGGCGGAAAGGAAACTGGGAAACAGCCGATATTCTAAAGGCAAAGGGCCTCACTGGAAACGACAGAATCACGGCGGACAGCGCGGAGCCGAAAAGCGTCGGGGACTACAACGCTTACGGCTTATACTGCCGGAGCGCCGAGAAAGGCCCAGGATCTGTGGAATACAGCCATAAGTGGCTACAAAGCCTGGACTGCATCTGGATAGATCCGGTCAGATGCCCGGATACCGAAAAGGAGTTTTCGGAATACGAATACGAGCAGGACAAAAAAACCGGGGAAGTTTTAGACGGATACCCCGACGCGGACAATCATCATATTGACGCCGTAAGGTACGGCACGGAATACCTTTGGAAACGTGGAGGGGTGTAAGCATGGGATTTTTTCATTTAATCAAGGAGGCGGTGATAAAGATGCTGAATCTAAAGGAAATTAAAAAGCTGGGCGCGGATCTATCGTCGTATATGGCGGAAGCAATTCGAACCTGGGACGATCTGTTTTATTTAATCAACCAGCCTCCCCATTCCTTGAAGCTGGCGCAGACAATCACCAGCTATCTGGCGACGCTTGCGACCAGCGAGTTAACCCTAGACGCGGGCGCGGGCCAGCGGGGAAAATATATCTCGGAACAGGCGGCCGGCAATCTGCTTCCTAATATCAACGAGGCGGTACAGCTTGCGGGGGCCGGCGGCATGGCCGCAATAAAGCCGTTTGTAAAGGGCGGGTCAGTCTACGTGGAGATTATCCCACGTTCCCGGATATTCCCGAAAGGCTTCGGTCCAAACAAAAGAATCGAATCCGGGTTCTTTACGGATTTTGACCGTCTGAAGGACGGAAAGCCAGTAGTCCGCATCGAGGAATTTGCCCTTCAGGAAGACGGCCTTCTCATTACCAACCGGGCTTACCGGCTAAAAGAAGCCGATGGAATCGGCGGAGAGCTCTCTCTTTCTGAGGTAGAACGCTGGGCGGACCTTCAGCCCGAAGCTTTTATTTCAGGTGTAGACCGGCCTCACTTCGGCCTAATCCGAATGCCGATGCTGAACAATATCGACGGCGGGCCCCTCCCTATCAGCATTTACGCAAACGCCGTGGACAGCATTATCCAGCTGGACAAAACCTACGAACAGTTTCTGTGGGAACGGGATACCGGAAAGCGGCGCATGGTATTAGACCGGGGCGTTGCGGTTAAGGATCCGATCAACGGAAAGCCTGCGATTCCTTTTCGTGAGCTTGCCAGCGACTATTACATGACAATCGACATGCCTGTGGACAAGCCCTGGGCAGACTATACGCCGGAGCTGCGGGGGGAGAATTATAAATCCATCTTTGATACTCAGCTTCGGATTTTGGAAATGCAGACTGGTTTTTCTCAAGGAACCTTTAATATCGATATCCAAACCGGGAGGGTAACGGCCACTCAGGTGATCAGTGACGACCGCACCACCTACAACACCGTCAAGGCGGTGCAGGACCGGGGCATGACCTCCGGGCTGATCGACGCTCTATATTGGTTCGATGTATATTCGACGCTGTACCGCCTGGCCCCAGCCGGAGCCTTTGAGCCTTCCGTCACCTATGGAGATTCCATTTTTGAGGATACCGGTGTGGAATACTCCCGCAGGAAGGCAATGGCGGACAGCAAATACATCAGGCCGGAGCTGCTCACAAGCTGGTATTTCGGCGTATCAGAGGAGGAAGCGAAAGCCATGCTTCCAGAACCGGAGACGCCGGAAAACATATTGTTCGGGAGTGATTAACCATGCTCTCCCCTGAATATATCGACCACCTGCCCGACCGTGTTGTTGAGCTTTACGCCGACCTGGAAATCAGGATTTTGGAGGATATGGCGCGGCGCATTTCGAAAACCGGAGCGCTGACGGAAACCGCCCAATGGCAGATGTGGCGGCTGGAGCAGATCGGGGCGGAACGGGAATTTATCCGATACCATTTACAGCGCCTTACCGGGAAAACCCAGGGGGAGATTAACGAACTGCTTGTAGAAGCCGGAGAAGAAGCGCTGTATTATGACGATCAAATCTACCGGGCAGCTGGTTTAAGCCCAAAAGCGCTGCGGGACAGTGAGGCTTTGCAGAAAATAATTAAAGCCGGCTCCGACAAAACCATGAGGCTTTTTGAGAACCTGACAAGCACTACGGCTGACACGGCCTCAAGGCAGTTTGAGAACGCTCTGGACGCCGCCTACATGGATATAACCTCCGGCGCGTTTTCTTACCAAGACGCAGTAAGAAGCGCTGTAAAAAGCCTTTCCAAAGCAGGAATTGACGCAATTATATATCCCAGCGGGCACACGGACAAAATGGACGTTGCTGTCCGTCGGGCGGTCCTTACTGGGGTCAATCAAACGGCGGCCAGAATACAGACCGCCAGGGCTGACGAAATGGAATGCGACCTGGTGGAAACCACTGCCCACATGGGCGCCAGACCGGAACACATGGACTGGCAGGGCAGAATATTCAGCCGTTCCGGGAAAAGCCGTAAGTATCCAGATTTCGTAAAATCCACTGGCTACGGAACCGGCCCGGGACTGTGCGGCTGGAACTGCCCCCACCCCCTTTTTCCGTATTTTGAGGGCTTGTCCGAGCGTGCTTATTCCAGGACTAAGCTGAGAGAATACGAGAACAAAACCGTTACATACAATGGGCAAACCCTTCCCTACTACGACGCTACCCAGCAGCAAAGATACTTGGAGCGGCAGATCAGGCGGTGGAAACGGGAATATCTGGCAATGGACGCGGCTGGTCTGGACACATCGGAGGCCAGCGCCAAGCTGGCTGCCTGGAGGGCGAAGCAAAAGGACTTTCTGACCCAGACAGGGCTCGGCGAGGATAAGTTCAGGAGCCAGGTCTACGGGTTTGGAAGAAGCCAGGCCGCAAGAGCCAGAGCGCAATTTCAAAAGACATTGCTCCCGCACCATAAAAACGCTGTGATTCCAAAAGAAAAATTTACAGCTTATGCGCTTAATAAAGAAAGTAAAGGGAAAAACAAGGCTATTGCTTTTGAAAAGGCATTAGGATATACTGTGGATAATGCAGAAGACTTGATTAAAAATATTTATCAGAATCTTTCTAGGTATCCTGCCAAAATGCGTTCTAACACAAAATACGGTCAGCCGTTCGAGGTTACTATGAGATTATTGGGGCCCAACGGAAAATCCGCCAAAGTGAAAACTGGCTGGATCATTAATAATGGGGAAAATCACCCTCGACTAGTCACCGCATTTGTAGATAAGGAGTGATATTTACGAAAATTAAAGAATTGGACGCCGTCCTTTTAAATGACGGCAGAGAAGGCACTGTGCTGGAAACTTATGAAGACGGAAGGGTGTTCATGATCGAGATATGCGACGAAGAAGGACGAACAATTGATATGCCCTTCGTCAAGGTAGAAGATATCTCAAAAGTAACCTATCGCGCCTAACCACCTTTGAAAAATCAGGGGTGGTATTTTTATATCCAAATTTAATAGCGCAAGGCTCGTACAGAAATGTGCGGGCCTTTTGTTATACCCAAATTTGCCCCGGATACGGCGTAAAACTGTGACCGCCAAAGGGAAGCGACCCCGTAAAAAGCGTATGGAAGAAAGGATTCCCATGAAAAGAGAAGATTTAAAGGCTTTCAATTTATCCGACGAGGACGTGCAAAAAATCATGGATCTGCATGGTGCGGATATTGAAAAGCAAAAGCGCAGCATCGAGACCCTGACTGCTGAAAGAGACGATTTCAAAAGCCGTCTTGAAGAGGCCAACGGCAAGCTGGAGGGGTACGACCCCGAATGGAAAACGAAGGCTGAGCAGGCCCAGACGGAAGCCGACGCGAAGATCAATAAAATCTGGCGCGGCTATCTGCTGA